CCGTTCTCCTATGAATTTCAAGAATACAAGAGTTAACAGCAGGTCGCGTTTATCTTATGTCCGCCCCACACGGACACTTCCCCTTCAAATGTCCGTCCACCACGGACACAAACCACAAAGAAATGTCCGTATAGCACGGACACAATATAGAATATATGTCTTTGCCACACGGACATGATAAAAGCTAAATTAAGTGTGTAATAGCAAATCTTTCAACAGTGCATGAAACATTTTCGTTATCTAATATTGCATTTGAAATATTAACATTTATATTAGTACCATCAGTTGTAAAGTTGCAATAACAAGTTAATATTTTATTTACGGTTTCATGTCTAGTTACTGTAGTAATATACTGTGATAGTAGCGAATTTATTGGAGAGCAAAGGTTTGCCACGAATATAATTCCATTACAATTGATTTTTAAATTTACAATATAAATACCATTATTTGATAATTCATCAAAGCTAAAAGGTATTTTATTTGAATCAGATACTGCATACCATTTTTGTTCTGGTAATGTTATTTTATTTTTTGCGGGCATACTTAAAGTTGACAATGCACCTTCTGATATATTGTAAGACGATGAATCAAAATTGATATTACAATAGTTCACATTAAGCATTGCGTTAACATTGCAATTCGGTAAATTTATATTACAACCCTTTAATGAATTTTTGTGTACACTGTCTTCAAGTGTAATAAAACTTCCGGCAATTGTACAGTTGTTTAGATTGTCAAAAATCAAAATATTAGTTTTCGAATTTGAATTAATAAATAATGATATATCCGATCCAAAAATAGCACAACCATCTGATAAAATAATAGTGATTTGTTTTGCACCAGCTCTAACAGCTTGTAAAATGGTCGCATATGGATTTTCATAGCTTCCATTTTGTAGTTCGCTTTTTGTACTGGTGTCAATATATATATTTTTCATATTGCCATAGTCAGAACCAATTGCAATATTATTTTCATGTACATTTTTGTATATATTAAATTTTAAGATACTAATATAGGTTTCACTGAGTTCTGAATCTGAATATCTGACATATGATCTGTCGTTGTGTGGTATAAATATATTATCGTCCATAAAAGCAATATCTTTTATTTCACCTTTAGTTCCATTTTTTCCAGATATTGAAAATATTTTTGTAATATTGAAATTATCGTCCAATAATATAATCATATTGAAATCGTTAATTGTTGCAATATATCCCCCATATTCAAACGGTTTACAGCTATGAATTGGTGGCAGTTTTTTATCTTTTAAGTCTGTGCTAGTTATCAATGTTCCATCTAAATTACGTTTTTCTAAATGACTTCTAGTACCGGTATAAAGTAAATCGTTTTTTATAAATACCCAGTTAGAGTGCATATCTAGCACAATTTCATTTATTACGGTTAATGTTTGATAGTCAACAACAATAATTTTGTCAACATATTCTCCACCCGAACTATTAGCATTAACATATATTTTGTTTTCGTAAAAATACATAGCACTTCCATGATAAAGTGTTAACTCTCCACTTCGTCTTATTTCTTTCATTGTTTTATCATATTCAACAATAATTGCTTTATCTGTAATGCTACCAGTTATGTAATTGAGTTTATACTCTATAGGGATAAGCATTGCTAAAAACGTGTGTTGTGTATTAGTAAAACCCTGATAAGAACCATAAATCGGAATAGTATCTTCTGAATACTTGTAATAGTGTTTATGCCCTGTATGACGCATATATAATGGAATTAAAGAAGTTGATACAATGAAATATTTTGCAATTTCAGAAAAAAATCCGTTTTTTGCCATTTCATCTAGTTTTTTATTAATTTCGTCTTGAACATCGAGATTTTTAAAATAATTCTGGACATAACTTTTCAGATCATTAAAAGCATCATTCAAATTACTGAAGCTTTTCTTCATCTCAGCCCATTCTTTTAACACCTTGTTAAATTCATTCAAAAACCAGTCCTGATTTAATTCGTGAAAATTTGTATAAGACCCCAACTCCATACTCATATCTTAATCCTCCTATTAATAAACCATCAAACAAAAATTCTCAACAAAACTCTCAGCAATGATATCATAAATATTAAACATTGCAACTTCTCTCTCACTCTGAATCATCTGCTGAGAAGTAGTAACACCAATATTTCCATGCGCTCTTCCTGTTCTTTTATGTGTCAAGTCTCGCTTGCTTGTCCCACTCTCATTCTCAGTAGTACTTCCAGAACCATTAGTGATAGTATCACCATCACTAATCTCTTTCGCATGGTCTGCAAGTCCGGCATTAAAAGCGGTATTCTGTTCTGTCACTGTTCCTGAGTTTGTTGTCTCATTACTGACAGTGTTTTTTATATCATTGTTTCTTGAATTCGTTCCTGTCTCCGCGTCCGTATCTGTCCAGTCTTCCATACGATCATAGTTTTCGATTGGATTATATTCCAACAAAGTAGTATCATATAACTTTTTCCAGTTATACTGATGCTTCCTACTCCACATTCCAATCCTCATAGCAAAAAACTCAAGATTCGGATAAAGCACTTCCATCTCCCTTGACCTCATGCATATAGTATCAATTGCAATCTGTTTATCCATCCCATCAGGGACAGTAAACTCATTGAAAAGAGTATCTTTATAATTATACAACCCCTCCACTGTCATTAGTGCCATTCTTCTCACCCCCATTATTCTGTGAATTCGGATCATGTCTCCAATTAACACTTACATCCACATTAAACATTTTCTTAACATCTTCACAGCTTTTTTTCCATCCATCTAGCCACATTTCCATTCTAGTACTTGTCTCAACGTCATTGCTTTCTGCTTCGCTTCTAATCATTCTTTCTTTCTTGTCACTTCTTGCACTAGGAATTCCGATCTCTGTGCAAAAAAGTTCTTCAAGTCTTCTGAGTGTGTCCAGAACATCACCGGCAATGTAGTTTTGCCGTAAGTTGTTCACGAAATAATCCCACGGTTCTTCCGTAGTATCTCCCCTCTGAATCCGTAGCTTTTCATCATAGAAAACTGCAAGTTCACCACGCATGACCTGATCCATTACTTTTTTAAGTGCTTCTGCACCAGCTTTGTTCCTTGCCCTGAACACATATGCAAGTTTAGAGTTCATCACATTCATGTCTAGGGATTCCATAGCGATAGCCATTTCATCCGCATACCTTCCAATCAAATCCATGATGCCGCCATAGTCAGACGTACATTTAAACAATACACACTGTTCACCGATTACGGGTTCGATCACACCTTTAAGCAGAGGATTACTAATTACTGCTTGTGCTGGACGATAGAAAACATTGTATCCTTTAAGCGTACATCCCTGTGGAATCACACCGAATTTGTCAGTGTTAATGATCGCAACCGTCCCCCAGCAATATAGGCAATACAAAAAATAATCCTTGTCCCAATTATCCGGTACGTCCCATTTCATCACAGAAATTGCTTTCTGTAAAAGGTATCTCTGAAAGTACCAGAACAAACCAGTGTTCTTGCAATGGTTTGTACTCGGACTGATAGAACTATTGTATTGATTAATATAGTTATACATTACAGGGGCGCCTACCCCAATATAATCGCATCCATACATTATACATCACTCTCCTGTCGTAAAATATTTATACCATGCTCTAGCATATCCAGCACGCTCCTGATGTATACTAGCTGGTCTTTCATAATTAGCTTGGAATGCTAGTGCAAGATATCCAGCATCCTGTGTGCTAGCACTCCACTGTTTCCAACTCAACGGATATGCACCAGTACTATACCATTGGGGTTCAATTCCCCAGTTTTTAATCCCACTGCTTTGTTGGAATTCTGCAAAAATTACACTCAACTGCTTATGTCCATCATACCAATCATCGTGAGAACCATATAGAACGTCAAGAACGTGATATAAGTCTGTCGGTGGTGTCCATTGCACAAGTCCGTGACCTGTTCCACCAACTTCTATCAGGTTTGGGTTGAATGTGGATTCTTGTTGAATGTTTCCGCATAGTCCGGCAATTGCGTTGACTGACCAACCTTGTGCCAAAAAGTAAGCTTTTATTGTATTCGCATTGTTAATAGCTTTTGGATTATTACCGCAGAGTTCCGCAGTCGGATCGCCAAAATATTCACTAGAACCGCCCGCAATCCAGTTACCCCCAGAAAATGGAAATCTGTACACCCTCCAATAATGAATTGTACTCTCATATACAGTATATGTATTAATGCTGACCTGATTTGGAAGAGGTAAATTTTTACTATGCGCTCCCATTGAATGTGTATCATCATACATCATTTCGGTGTGCTGATGTCCGTGTGGTGATGTGTCGTGAATCCAGAGTATATCACCTTTTTGAAATTTAAAATTAGAATAGTCACTTGGCAATATGATTTCCTCAAAACCTAAATTTTTAAGAATTGTCGGCATTGTTAGAGTGGTAAAAGGCCATGCTTGCAAATTGATTTCAAATCCCGCATGACCTAAGGCATAGAATATTATAGAACTACAATCATAGTACGTGATTCCATTAATTGTCTGTTCGTTTCGATAGTCCTGATTATATCCAACATTCGGGGCATTACATCTATCAACCATCCACTGCCAAGCTTGCAACATTAATCCACCAATTCCAAACGCTCCACCACTCCCCCATGGATTCTGTCCAGCATTCGCACTGGTCATTAATGCAAGAAACAATGAAATGTTACTTGCTGGAAAACTACGCATAGTATACACCGCCTTCCAAGTATTGTCTGATCTGTTCTTTTTCGGTTCTGGTTGCTCCTGCCACAACGATATTACCATTCTCAACAACGTAGTAACCAGTACCGAGTTCTGACATAGTACCATTTTTCATATATGGACGTCCATTATCGCTCCTATCTTCATCAACCAATTTATAGAAAATTTCGTTGATAACTGGTGCGCTTGCAATGCTAATCAGTGAACTATTCGCGCCTTTTGTGTTAACATCGGGAATAGCACTCTCAACAGCATTTGCAATTCCAACCGCAGAGCCGATAAAATTTCCTGTAAAAAATGATGCAATACTTCCCAAAATATCACCACCGGATTGAATTACATTGGTTCTCAAATCACTAACTTGAATATTAACTCCCACTTGTGAATACGCTGAGTATAGTGATATATCACCAGAATTTACAGTTATATAGCCTATTCCGCTCATACAATCAACAATTTTATTAACTGTTACGGAAGAAGAAGCACCAACTTTTCCACCATCTATTTCAAACGAACCCCACGGATTAATGATTATTCTGATGCGCCTATAAGGTGATGAATTTAAAAAAGTTCCTCGCGTTACCTGTGGGTGTTGTTTTACTGGCATAGTGAAAGTTTTCCTGTAAAATGGCAGATTACCCAGTTTGTATGCATCCACTGTCACTTCCCAAAAACCGAACTTGACTGCCGTTACTTTTTTACTTCCGGCATCAGCATTAAATGGAAACCACATCACACTTGTCAAATACTGGAATGGATTGAAAAGACATTTTAGTAAGCTTTCTGTGATCTGCTGACCTGAGATATTCGCCCAGTCAATTGTCGAAAAGATTTTATTGCAGAAAGAAGCAAATTTTGTGGGTGTGAATCCGTAAAAGTTAGTCAATCCATCTTCGCCAACAATACCACATACAAATGAACCTTGTGAAAGTCCATATTCACTTGCCGGAAAAGCACCATCAGTAACAACTGTATGTGTCATATCTGGTGTTGATAATGTAGGATAGAGTGTGTCCATGATATCCCCGTCATAAGAGGTGGACGATCTCAGGAAATACAAGCTGGTACTTGCAATCGTATCACGGTATGATGCCAATACATCAACAGAACAAATTGCAACCCATGTATTATTAATATATTGCCAGTCTTCTATCCAATATGATCTCCCCCCAAAATCTGGAATTGTGCAATAGTTCCAGCTAGGAACACTCCCGCCATTCCTCAAAATGATCTGTGGATTCTCAATGGTGCAAGGTTCGTTTATATTACAGTTAATGGCGGTAACTGTACCGCCAACAACTGCTGTTGAATTAACTTTTTTGCTTGCTGTCTTAAAGTTTACAGTAACCGCCATTATTATACCTCCTATTCAATCACAAATACGAGAGCATTCTCCGTCATGTCGTTCCAGTACCGATCTGTGAAATGATAGTAGATGTTCCAGTATCCACCAGCACTGTTAAATGGTGTGGTGCTACTCCACTTATTAATTGTGGTTAATCCCATTGCTTCCTCATCAAAAAGGACTGCAAATATATTGCTGATAGCCTGTGCTTCACCCTTTTCAACTGTTCCAGTTGGTGTGATTACGCTTGGTGTGACATTGATCCCCATTGGAGTTTCCAATGTCTGCCAGAAGTTCACTTTTTCATTGGTAGCAATCTTTAGATACTGGTCATGAAATGTATTACTTAATACGGTAGTATCCGCAGTGTGTAAGTCTGGGCTGAACATCATGATATTCTGCATACGTAAAGGTGTATGACGTGCAATCTCTTTTCCGGTGATGTTCGCATGGAAACGGGTAGAACGCTCAGTGAAGAAATCCATGTATGTCATAATCTTTGCGCAAGCCCAACGATAAAAACTAGGGAAATTTGCAGACTTTCGTACATCATCTGCCGTGAGCTTTGAACCGTTCTCATCATTATACATGGTCAAAAGTTTAATCACATGTTCACCAGTGTATCCTGCGGTACTAGCAGTAACTCCTGTCTGCCAAATGTTCTTTGCCCCGATAAAGTTTGCAACGCAAGCACGTGCCATGCTTTCATGTGCCTGTTCGATCATGTCCATTGTATTCTGAGTATACATGGAAACAAACTGACCGAATTCATCAGGATTTCTAAAAGCCTGATCGAGCTGATCTCTAAAATAAGTTCTGTGCCGCTGGAATACCTGACCACCGTAGAAGTTAGTCTGTAAAACTTTTCCTTTTTTGATCTTGTACATATCAACAGCGGTATCATCTGTCAAAGGCTGTCTCTGATCGTCTTCCCAATCATCATCGAGCATTCCAAGCTTACGAACATGATTACCCCACTGCTGAGTTGTTCTCCTCAAACCTTTAAATTTTGCAGAATATGGACGCACTGAAAAAATTGTACGGTCAAGAACCTGAGAAATTGAGTCCATGATCCTGTCATTTCCAGCAAGTAATGCGGTCTGAGCCTGAGCAACGAAAGAACTCGTGTCTGTTGCTTTCATTGTCTCCATTCCTGTTGCCTGTTTTACAATATCATTTAATACTGTACTGATCTGGTCAAACGTTAATGTGTTCGCCATTATTTATTCCCCCCATCTGTTAACCCCTCGTAATTTGGTGGATTGATGATGCTTGCGATTGCATCCTCAGTAGTAACCTGCTTAGGCATCTGATTCTGCATCATGTTTACATTGTTATTCTGTACTGATCGCGTGAGATTTTTAAGCGCATCAAGAACATCATTCTGCTGTGAATTCTGGTTAATATTCTGTGGATATCCGCTGTAAGAATAATATCCGTTTATCATCTGCTGATTCTGTACTGGCATCTGCTGATTCTGTACTGGCATCTGCTGATTCTGTACTGGCATCTGCTGAGTCTGTAC